CTTAGTTATGCCTTGAAAAGACTAGATCCTGCTGACGGAACGTGGAAAAACGTTACAGGGGGAGCGGTTACGGGCAGTGATTCCGGCGCGGTGGTTGCAAACTTCGCAACGGCGACTTTTGAGTTTCCAGACACAAACTCGCCAACTTTCGCGGGACAGGGTGTTAAAATTGCATCCGGTCAACAATTGCTTTCTATTGTCCTAACAAACAACCATGCATCCAACTGCAATATATTCTGTTACGAGTTCACTTTTTATGTGAGCGTTATCACGACCGCACTTAACCAATAAGGGAGAAAACATGAGAAAAAGAATCTTAGAAGCTTTCAAAAATGCGAATCTTGAAGGGATTGTAGAAGATCTCGTAAAGCAAGCAGCCGTCATGGAAGGCGCTCGCGGCGGGGACAAAAAAGAGTTTGTTATTCGTCAACTTGCCAAGACTCGTAACGTCGCCACAATCCAGATCATTGCACTCCACATTTCCGTCAGCGTCGACCTGAAAGTCACCAGCGCTAACGATAAGATCGGTTGCTGTGATGTTGGTGTGGAAGCCGGTAGTTGGGTCATGTTGAATATTGAAAACGTCAATAACGAAGTTTTTCAGATAGAGAAGCCACTGATAGGTGCGCTTCCACTGCCAGTTTAACCAGCCATAAGGAACTTTGTCCTTGTATTTATACCCTAGCTCGGCTTGAGCATCACCAGGGTTTTTGACGTCGTTCGGATCTTCTGGAGGGTTCCAATACGGTAATTCCGATGGTTGAACGGGAGCTGGCATAAAATCTCCTTAAATGGTTGCGGCCAAAAGGCCATCGTCGAGACCTAAAACCGTGTCGTCGTCGATCGTCTCTCCGAGTTCAAAGGCATCGACCGGATAGATAATGTTGATCATCTTGACTCCCGCAGGTTTTACAGACCGCATCGAGCGACCGATGCGATTCAAAACATCGTCGGAAAGATCAGGATCAATAAGCGCCTGAAACTTAATTGTTGCAGGATAAAGCTCTTTGTAGTTTACTTCTGGACTCTCGGTAAGCAGCTTCCAGATCGCGATTAGGTCGGAAGGCGTACCCCGAGACAGATTGATAAGGATTTTTGCTTTGATAAATCGTCGATAATCCGCATCGTCTAATCCGCCGCGGGGCTCGTCCACAATCTGACCATAGAGATCGAGATTCTTACCTTCGGCGGTATCGAGCAATCGCATCGTCAGTAGATCGTCGATCTCATCCTCGAGCTCTTGAGCCATCGCACCAAAGGCTGCCGTGAGTGCACAGATTCGAACCTTGTCTCGGTATTGTGAGAGAAGGAAGTCGATCGCGCGAGCTTCGAAGTCTGCTATTTTTTCCCAGCTCATGGTATTGTCACCGACAAATCGCCAATAACGAGAGTCAATCTCTGCGCTAGATTCGATTCAATATCGGCATTTACACCATTTAACAACAGCAGATCAATACCAAGCACGCCTTTTACGTCGTCAATGATTCCCTGTATTTCCAAAATTAGTGCATCCTGGCCAACAATTAGAGAAGAGAAATAATCTAAGATCGCATTTTCCACCGCTTCGATAATCGCGCTCGGGGTATATTTCGGGTCAATCCGTAATTCAACTTCGACCGTAACAGCTGTATCAACAGCATAGCTGTACCTTATAACCTTGCCATCCGCACCATCCGTCGTGACGGTAAACTCCTCATCGTAGCCCTCGGAATAAATTCCCGCTGGCCCTGTACGATAGATGGTTTCAGCAATTGTTTTTTTCTGTGCAAGCGTTAAATCGTCAGGATAAACGACCGTTAAATATGAATGAGGATGGAAAACAATCCCTTCCAACTCCACATAAAAATTCTCATCGTTATCGATCACCTCCGCAGCCTGCACAAAGGAGAGCTTCAAGAGCTCAGCACGGATAGCGGCGGTCGATGTCGATCCGGACTGGGAGAGGCGCGCCTTTTTGCTGATGTACAAGCCTCCATCCGTCTCTTGCGTCGAGCCAACCGATGCATCTTCCAATTGCTCGACGGTTTCCCAGCCCGCGACTGGGGTGACGATACTGCTGATCGCCGAGGGAGAGGAAATAAGGGCCACCGTTGGACCCGAAACGTCAGCGATAACCACCGCATCCACTGTTCCACCGCCACCGATCTCATAGTCCTGATCTGTGGACCACACTGCCTGATTCCCAATACCACCGCCACGAACCTTCTTTCCAGCCGGGATAACAGTTCCAGGGTCACCGCCAAACTGAACTTGCGCTTGGGAAAACGTCGATGCCTTTCGGGTTACCCCAACGAGCGCGGCGAGATTGTCAGCAAAAACACCCGTTGCGCTCGTGTCGTCGAAATTGTCGGCCAGCTGCTGAACATCCTCGGAAAGCGTTCCGAGAAGAAGCCCCATAATTCCGGTAAGCTGCCCAAGAACGAGGTCGCGATCCCAGTCCGGGACCTCCGCATAACCATTTTCGGCAAGCACCGCTTCATAGCGATCTCGCCCTATTTGGATAAATTCCTCTGCTCTTAGAGCGAGATATCCACTAGGTGTTACCGGCATTATGACTCCACAAGCGAAACGGTTGCCGTTGGTTTTCCATAAATATCAGTCGGAGATGCGTTTATCCCGATCTGTGCACCCGAGGCGAGCAGGCCTCGCCCTGTCACAAAGAAAAGGCGCTCCTTTGAATCAAATGAGCCCTTGACGTCCATCCGTAAAACACCAGGAATATTCTCGAGGTCTTCTTTGACGAGGAGCGTCACCGTAGAGGGAGGAAGACCTCGCCGCGATGCCCAATCAAGCAGGGGATAGCCAGCCGTAATGTCGAACACCCACTCGTCGCGACCTGTACGCAATCGAATGTTAACCCTTTGAATAATGAGTTCATCCCCAGTAACAAAGTAGTTATATGGCATCAAATCCATGTCGTCGCCGAGTCTTGCATCAATCATGAATCACCATAATTAGAGTATAATTCAAATGCTTATTATGGCTCATAGTATGCTTCAATCTCTTCGATCAAGGCTTGCGCTATAAATTTCATCGATTTCTCGCAAGCATCCTTTGTGGGCTCGTCTGCGAACTCTTGACCGTCCAACTCAAACAATTCGATAACCCTTTCAGCAACTCTATCGGCGTCCATAGGCATGTTATTTCCCCTTCATGACGGTAGAACTGAAGTTTTGAATGTTTGGCACACCCACAGCCGGACCGCTCGAGGCAGGACCAGCAACAACGCCGGGATGGATGTGGCCGCCGAATATGGCAGCCCAGATCGCGTTTAGCTCGGTGCGAAGGTTTGGAACGAGAGCTACCGGATCGACTGCGTCCGATGCTCCGAAACGAATATCCGTTCCAGAAAACACCGTGGCGCCAGAAAGGAACTTCGATACAGGAAGACCGCCCGGCACAGGTCCAATCACAGGAACAGCAAAAGCATCGGAGAGATCAAAACGCCTTGTGATATCGGCGGGAGTAAAGTCGTTCCCACTAACCGCCTTCCATTCGTCCAGCGGCCGATCCGAAAAATGAAGAAGGAGATCATCACCAGGAGCGAGATCAAAAACGATCGTCGATCTAGCTGTTCCTGGCCATTGGATTGGAACATTGACTAATATTGGTGGTAGCTCTTCCTCGGAAGAGAGTTCGTAGGTGTCCGGATCCTGCTTCGCTCCACGGATGACGATGCGAGCATCCACGCGGGACTTTGAGGCGTAATAGGTCACCACTTTTGCGGGAACGCTTGTTCGCAGTGTCCCCAACCGCTCTTCAATCGCAAAGAGGGCGATATCTCGAATACTTGGTGCATCGGTCACGTTTACCGGAGAGCTCATGATGGAACTCCTAAAAGCTGTGTTATAAACTCGCCTTGTGTGGAGTCTCCCGCATAGTTTAGATCATGCGCTATAAAGTTTCCGCTTATGTACTTGCTACCCAAATAAATTTCAGAAGCGGGTTGGATAGAGCTGTCGAGCAGACACGTGATCTCTACACCCTTCGCGGTAGGATTAGGCGATCCCACAAGATTACCCGCCCTTGCAGACACCTCGGGAATGTACCCTAGCGTTGACGTCCCTCGAGGAATGAAATTCACAACACCGTGCAAAATAAACCAGTCCGAATTGCTCATTTTTGCAAGCCTGGACATCATATCTCTAGCCGTCGTGTCGACTGATAACCCACTGGGAAATGTCAGCCCCTTCGGCAATATCACAACTCCTTGCGGCAACCCTAGCGCTTGAAGCGTAAGATTGAAGGCAGCCTCGAAGGTTACCTCTCCTCGTTGAGAGATCCTTACCCGACCCTCCGTCCAAGCACGCCCACCGTCGAGAGCTTCTACCGTGACGATCTTATCGACTCCGTTGCGTTCGACTTTTACCCCTCCCTTGATCGCTGTTCCCTCGAAGATCACTGGAGGTGTTTCGCTATAGCCAGCGTAAAGTCGAATGACAGCCTTCGGTCGATTCAATAGGCCGATCGAAGTTTCTGCTAAATTGTAGATCGAAATGGTCCCCTTGTCCGGCTCTGCTTGACGTGACTTCTCCACGCGAAAAGCTACCCGCAGATCTCGAAAGCTGATCCCGTCATCTTGTTCGAATCCGAACTCAACAAAGGCTTTCCGCATGAAAAGCAGATCATTCATTTTGTAAGTCCTTACAAAACATCTTGGAGGCCGCCCGCATAGCCATAATATGTGCCAAGCGCATCACAAACCTGTATCACCCTGGAAGTATTTAGAACCAGGTTATCCACAGTGCTTCCAGGTGCACGATCGACAATCACCACAACGGTTTCTAGGTCCAACCCCGAGGCGTTGCCGGCCTCCCCAATCCTGAACGTTTTGTTGTGAACGCTGAACTCAACGGACGAGTCATAGTAGTCATCATCGACATAAATAAAGCTGTTTCCTGCTCCATCCGTCTGCATATAAACCACATACAGCTGATCGATTTCATAGGGGATGGTTCCCGCTATTCCGGAAATAGTCAACGTCTGATCTGAATTCGCGCGGATGTAGAAATTACCACTCACCGTTCCCATTCGATAGACGTTTCTGGTAACCGAGGGAACGTTTTTAATCCTGAACGCGATAAGCATGGCATTCGTATTTGTCCCATCACCAGCGTTGACATGGAAGCCTGTTTCTAGACCTCCTTCCTTGTTGGTTCGAACATACTTGACGCCGTCATAGTCAATGGCGACCACCTTGGTAACGTCGCCGATCGGATCGTCGAAGCTATTCGATCCTTCGTACGGTCCTTCGTTGTACCATTCATCGAGCTGAACATAAGGATCGTCACCGATAAACAGCTCATCACAAGCATAAACCATAACATCGATATAAAGAAGCAGATCGTCGAATGTACCTCCGGTGGCCGCCTTAATTTGAGCCATTATTTCGCAAAAGCCGGGAGGATCAACAGATTCAAATGGCGGTGACTGATCGCCCTCGATCACAAAGACCTCGAAGTCGTCCTCTCGAGCAGGGATCTCTTCATTCGGAATAAACATCGGTAAAAGCGACTGATTTAAGTCATACCTGGTGTATATCTCCGGGCCATAAGTGAAGAATTTTCCAGGCGGAAACGACTCATTGTTAATGCTTGCATCGGGAGACATGCCACCGATAAGTCGCCGACCAAGCATGGCGGGAGTGCCGTCCGCATAAAAGAGATCGAAATACCAGGCCCCCGGACGATCGCGCCACGTGTACCTACATATCCATTGCTTGCCGCCGAAGGTGAAACGCTGGGAGCGCTGTGCCTTTAGGGGGTAGGTGGGTATAATCTTGCTCATGATTTTTTCCCGAATAGGAAGTAAGACATGATCGTAGCAGCAAAAGAGCCTTTTGCTTCTGGCGCATTAACGGTGGCACCTACCCCAGCATCCACTGGCGGCTCGATAAGCGCCTTCACTTTGTTTGAGGCCTTTCCACCTAAAAGAACCTTTCTTCCAACCGCTATTTGAGCTTCGATAAAGGAGAGATCATAGGTCCGAGCCTCCGCATTCGTCACGTCAAACGGAAAGCCCTGCAATAGAACATTTGAGACGTATTTGTCACGAGCGAACCCTACGGTAAGGATCTTACCAAAGCAGCCCTTCAAGAACTCGGTAGCCTGATCTACTCGCTTTTGTCCAGCTTCTCCGGCCCCCTGTTTCGGGGTTGTGGTAATGATCCCCTGCACGTTGACTTGAAGTTGGTTGACCTGAACGTGGTCGGAAAAATCCGCCGACTCCTCGACTCGGTTCGAGGTAACCACCGCGCTATAGGACCAATTCTCGTTTGCGCTGTTGTCAAAAACAAGTGTCTGCCCATCATCTCGACGAATGATTGTTACCGTGCTCATCGACCACCCCCAGCACCACGTTTGAGATCGGATCGGCCAGCCGAAGTAAGCTCTTTTTTAACCACCTTCGCCACCGCCATCGGATCGTTTGAATAGACGATAACTTGGGCGTTATTTCCCGCATTGTTTACGGTATGGTTGTAAGAGGGGCTGCTTCCACCACCACTTGCAGCCACAGGGGCGGCGGCAGCACCGGACATGGCGGGCATCGGTCCAACGAACGGATCGCTACCAGCTATACCCGAAGAGAAGTTCTTCAGACCCTGATCAAGACCCTTCAAAAGTCCGTTAACCGGTCCCGCAGCGCTGGTTAGCAGATTCATGGCCGCCGTTATTCCCTCAAGCACCACTCGGATCGGATTCAAATAAGCGAGAATATCGATCGCCCAAGCCAAAAACTTACCAAAGGGAGATTTCAGAACCTCGTCGATCATTTGGCCAGCCAGCTGGAATCCAATAACGAAGACGTCATAAATGATAGAGCCGACCGTCTTTGTGATCTCCCACAATGCTAGAAACTGCTCTTTCATAGCTTCAATGTATCGAGCGAAGCTTCCTAATACTCCTTCTCCATTCTTGAACTGATCGACAAAGTCCCCGATCAGCGACTGCCCATCCTCGGAGAAGAAATAGTAGACATCCTCGAGCACCACATAAAGCGCGAGGAACTCAGCAACCAACACCACCACACTTGCGGCCGCGCCAGCGATCAGAACGCCAGCGGTTCCGATCGTTACCCCAAGAGCGGTAGCGAGAGCCGAAAGTGCTACGATCCCAGCAAGTGCAGCGCTACCAGTACCGAACGACACAAGGATCGCAGCAATACCCGCAAGCGCAAGCTCGATAGAAGCAAATATAGGCTCCCATCCACCGAAGTTTTTCGTTACAAATGCATCGAGATCCTCGAATTTTGTCGTAACCCATTCAACAGCGCTACCAATCTTGCGAACGTATTTCTCGATATTTTGAGTGATCGCTTCTTTGTTCCTATCGATAAATGTCTGAAGCGAATCGGCCAGCTTTTCCATCGCCGGAAGAAAAGCGGTAGCAATACTGATCCGTACCGCTCGCAGCTGTATACCAAACCTATTCATGACAATCGCTAGCTTTTTATATCTTTCTAGCTGCTCTTTTTGAATTACACCACCAAGCTTACGATACTGCTCTCGAAGCTGCTTGATCGCATCCGCACCTTGAATCAATAGGGGGCCTGCCTGCTTAAAGGCCTCTTCCCCAAGCAATTTATTCAATGTTCCAGCCTGGTTCTTTGCCGTCTTTGCTCCGTCGGCGACCATGTAGAACATCTCTTCCATGCTTTTACCTTTCAACTCATCGACCGATATCCCAAGTTCATCAAATGTTTTTACAGCCTCCTTTCCTCCGTCCGCGGCCATTTTTGAATACTGGGCAATCTGTCCGAAAATGTCCGTCATATTCCGCTGATCAACACCGAACCCATCGAGAACACCTCGGATCTCCTGATAGGCATCGGTGGTCAGGTCAAGCAGGTCGGCTTGACGCTCGATCTGCTGAGCATCTTTTGCCATCGCTAGCGTGTTCAAACCAAGGGCTACGGTAACCCCTCCAATAGCTGCGGCGGCCTTAGCC